TCGCAGCGAGATCCGCTCTAATGATGTATCTATGGGCGGCGTCTCGAAGTCTCTCGCAGATACCGAAGCCATCGGCGCTCGAAGGAAGGTCTTGGCTGCTAAGCGCGCAGCGATGGAAAAAGCGCGGGATGAAATTCAGCCGTACCGTCGCCAGCTGGTGCAAGAAAATAAGGACCGCAAAAATGCTAGGAAGTCTGTGTACGAAGTCAGCAGGGCTTTTGGCTCGGTCCCTGGATTTGTTGGCGGCATAAGCAAAGTAATCAGTACGCCTTTCAAGGACAAGGAGTAATCTCTCTCGTTCTGCAAAAAACTTACTGATGCTTACAAAACCACCAGCTAGAGTAATTGCAGCGTTGAATTCATTAGAAGGCAACGCTGACTTTGAGGAGATCTGTACGTGGCTCAACGTGTCGTTGAGTGACATTCGCAAGATCACCGATTCCACTCGGGATGAAGTTCAGACCAGGTGGAATCAGGGTGCAGCCCAGGCGCTGGAGGAGTTCTTAGTGAAGAAGGCCACAGCGCGGGAGACGCTCCAAAGGATGAGATAACGCCCACCAGGGCACACGCTTGCCAGTGGCGCTTCACTGGCGACCGAGAACACCGGAACTACCAACTTAGGGAAAACCCTCAGAGGCCCCTGAAAGGAAGTGAAGGCTCAAGGAGAAAAAATTGAACCTACCACGCGCCGTCATTGAGGCGGAAAGAAAGGCAGAAGAAGCTCTTCAACGACTTGCAGCGTCCAAGCAGCAGCCATCACAGGTCGAGGGTGCAACTCCCCCGACCGATGCACCGGCCCCCAGCACGGAGCCTGTGAGCGCTACCCCGGCACCTGCGGCGTCTGATCCAGCACCAGCTCCAGCCCCCACTGAGGGAGACGAGAAATGGGAAGCTCGATACAAGACCCTGCACGGCAAGTACAACGCCGAGGTCCCGCGATTGCATGCAGCGATCAAGGAACGCGATGCGAAGTTGAATAGCCTGACCGAAGAAGTGGAGGCGTTGAAGGTATTGATGGCGAAGCCCAAGGAGTCGCTGATCAAGCCTGAGGAAGTGAGTGAGTACGGCGAGCCCCTCGTTGATTTGATCCGTCGCGCAGCGCGTGAAGAGGTATCGAACAAGGATGGTGAGATCGCTGAACTCCGGCGCGAGCTGGGTGAAGTTAAGGTCAAAACGACTGAGACCAAGGAAGTTGACTTTTATGAGAAGTTGGCCAACGCGGTTCCGGACTGGATGGCGGTTAACGACGACCCGAACTTCCATGAGTGGCTTGGCGAGCTCGATGAGCTCACAGGTGCCCAACGTCAAGTGCTTCTGTCGCAGGCTGAAGAGGGGCGCGATGCGGATCGCGTTGCCAGATTCTTTAAGGCGTACAGGCGGGTTCAGGAACAAACGTCGGCAGCAGCCGATAACTCATTGGCGTCCCAGGTCGCCCCGGTTGGCTCTCGTGTAGATGCCCCACCGGCTGGCAAGAAGATCTGGACCCGAGCCGAGATAGCGGATTTCTATTCGCGTGACCGCAAGGGTGAGTTCACTGAGGAAAAAGCTGCTGCCATTGATACTGAAATCCAGTTGGCAATCCGAGAACAACGAGTCCGGTGAGCCAGCTCTCGTAAGAGGAAATCAAAATGTCTATTGCAGCAACCAGTGGCTACTATGTAGCCGGTCAAACCACTGATACCTACGCCGGTGCAAACGGCTTCATCCCCGAGTTGTGGTCGGGCAAGCTCCAGGTCAAGTTCTACAAGAGCACCGTCCTGGGCGAGATCACCAACAACGACTGGGAAGGCGAGATCAAGTCGATGGGCGACAAGATCACCATCCGCACGATCCCCACGATCACCATCCGCGCCTACACCAAGGGTCAGAACTTGACCAACGAAGTGCCCCAAAGCACCCCGTTGGAACTGAACATCGACAAGGGCCGCTACTTCAGCGTGGTCCTGGACGATGTGGACGAAGTTCAGGCCGACATCAAGTTGATGGACATCTTCACCAATGACGCAAGTCAGCAAATGAAGATCGCCATCGACGGCGACGTGTTGGGCAACGTCTTCGCTGACGCCGCCACCGCCAACAAGGGTGCCAACGCTGGCGCTTTGTCTGGTGGCTTGAACCTGGGCGCTACCGGCGCTCCCCGCCAGATCACCAAGGACACCGTCCTGGATCTGTTGCTGGACATGGGCCAGGCCTTGGACGAGCAGAACGTGCCCGAAGACGGCCGTTGGGCTGTGTTGCCCGCCTGGATGGCTTCGCTGATCAAGCGCTCTGACTTGAAGCAAGCCTACTTGACCGGTGACAGCGTTACCCCGCTGCGCAACGGCAAGATCGGCATGATCGACCGCTTCACGGTCTACATCAGCAACAACCTGACCAGTGTCACCGACCTGGGTGCTGACGCTACCGCTGGTGGTTCTGGCGCTAACGCCGACACCACCGCCTGGAACGTCATGGCCGGTACCCGTGATGCCATCACCTTCGCTTCGCAAATCACGAACGTCGAAACTCTGCGTGCTCAGAGCACCTTCGGCAACATCGTGCGCGGCTTGAACGTGTACGGCTACAAGGTTGCCAAGCCTGAGGCTTTGGTCGCCGCCTACGTGAAGAAGTAATTCTTCTCAACCCGAGAGGGGGAGGGGGTAACTCCCCTCCCTTTTTTTATGCGCAAACTACTGAAACAAAAAACCACTGGCACGATTTACGTCTGGACTGAGAACCTCGCTCAGCGCCCCGACATGGAGCTCTACGTCCCCGAGCCCAAGCTCCCGGCTGAGCCAGAGCCGCAGCCAGAAAACACCAGTCAAAATCCAACCCAAGCCAGCGCGGACCAAGAGCCAGACAACGAGTTGTCAACGGCCATCACGGCGTTTCGCAGACAGGTGTCCAAAGCAGGGCGTAAGCCCTCAACCAAGTCTTCGGAACAGGCATGAACGTCTCAGAGCTTATCTCTCGCGCTCGCAAGCTGCTCAACGATGAGGAGGTCGATCAGTATCGCTGGTCGGACTCTGAGTTGATTAGCTGGATCAACGACGCCCAGCGAGCGGTTGCAACCGTTCGACCCGACGCCAGTCCCGACCCCAAGGTTGTGACTTTGGTCGCTGGCTCCAAGCAGTCGATCCCTGCTGACAACTTCCGCTTGCTCGATGTGGTCCGCAACATGGCTGCTGACGGCGTTTCGCCCGGTCGTGCTGTGCGCATCATCGAACGCGAGACGCTTGACCAGTTTGACCCCTACTGGCACCAAGCCACCAAGAAGGCCGAGGTCCGTCACTTCACCTATGACGAGCGCATCCCGACCTCCTACTTCGTGTACCCGCCAGTGACGGCCGGTACCAAGATCGAAGCGGTCTTCTCCAAGTACCCGGCCAAGGTCAACGTCGTTGCCGATGAACTGAGCCTGTCCGAGGCTTACTTCGAGCCGACTCTGAACTACGTGATGTTCCGCGCTTACAGCAAGGACACCGAGTTCACCTCGAAGCCTCAGGTCGCTGGCGCTTACCTGGCGGCGTTCAACGGCGCGATGGGCATCAAGACGGCCAAGGACAACGCCTACTCGCCCAACCTCAACCGCAAGGGCGCTGAGCCCAATGTGCCTGCTGCACAGATGGGTGGTGTCGTATGACGAGCTACGAGAGCTTCTTCCCCTACGTCCTGCCCGAGGTTGCAGGCGCACCCGAGCCAGTGGTCTTGCTGGCCATTCGCAATTCGGCGATCGAGTTCTGCGAGCGCAGCCTGATCCTGACCCGCGACCACGACCCCGTGACCATCCGCGAAGGCTTGATCGACTACGACCTCGAGCCCCCGGTCAAGGAAACCCTGATCATCAAGATCCAGCGAGCCTGGGTCAATGGCAACAAGATCGACCCGCTGGCACCCGACTTCATCGCTGCCGCATCGGTCTATAACCGCCTGTACGACGAGTACGAGTCCAAACCCTCCACACCCCAGTACTACCTCCAGAAGGAGGAGCGCTCGGTCACCGTGTGGCCTGTGCCTGACAAGACCTACCGCAACGGCCTGACGATGCGCGTGGCCCTCAAGCCCACCCGCAGCTCCGAGTCTGTCGAGGACGTGATCTTCGAAGACTACGCCGAGGTGATCGCTGCTGGCGCACTGACACGACTCATGTCGTCTGCGGGTAAACCCTATACCAACATTCAGATGGCTGCGGTCAACAAGGTGATCTTCGACCGCGGCGTCAATGTCGCAAAGCTCCGCGCCAACGCTGGGCATGTTCGCTCGAACCAGAGCGTGAAGATGCGGAGGATTTGAGATGAGCGAAAAGATCAAGCTGGTCCAAGGTGACACCCGTCCCGCGATCGTCTGCAACATTGCCGATGACAAGACCGGTCTGCCGGTCGATGTCACTGGCTGCACTCCTCGACTGAAGTTCCGTCAGGCGGGCGTGTCCACACTGCAAGCTACTGTGGTCGGCACCGTGGTCAACGGCCCCACTGGTCAGGTCGTGTTCTACCCGGCCTCTGCCCCGGAGATGCTCCAGGGTCAGGCAGGCGACTACGAGGGCGAGATCGAGATCACCTTCCAGGACGGCCAGGTGCAGACGGTGTTCGACCTGCTCAAGTTCAAGGTGCGTGAGGACTTCTGATGACCCTGCGTACCTCGATCGTTGTTCAGGGGACCCCGACCAGCTCGAGCTACGTCTTGATGGCGACCGAGATCGCCTATATCAACCTGACCGTCTCGGCTCAGCCGACTCCGGACATGGTGTCCAACACCGCCTGGGTGACGCTCGCGTCCGATGGCGTTGCTGATGCCACTGGTCGCTACCGCTACATCCAGCACTCCGTGGTGACCACGGATGGTGCGGCCCTGCTGCTGAGCAAGCCGTTCGAGGACCAGGTCTCCACGAGCGACAGCGACTTCATCGAGTTCGACAAGTCTCTGGCTGACAGCGTCTCGCTCCAGGAGTCGTTCCTAACCACGATCATCTTCCTGCGCGACTTCTTCGACTCGATCGGCCTGACCGATGCGACCGTCGTTGATGTCGTCAAGGCTGCGTCTGACTCTGTTCTTGCTTCCGATGCTGCTTCCCGCAGCTTTGACAAGTCCCTGGCTGACGCGCAGAGCGTGTTCGATGCCGCGGTCATCTCTGTGTCCAAGGCGCTCGCGCACTCGTTGGCCACCGATGACGCTCAAACAATTTCTTACAGCAAGCTGCTTGCAGATGCATCCACGATTTCGGATGCGGCCGTCCTCGATTCGATCAAGGCTCTGGACGATTTGCAGCTTGTGTTGGATGCCAGCTCGTACGAGTACAGCAAGTCGCTGTCTGACGGCGTTGGCATCAATGATGGGTTCGGTGCCAGCGACGGTCTTGACTTCGTGTTCTCGACCACGTTTGTAAACGTTGCCTTCGCTTCAGACGAGCTGAACCGAGCTGTCAGTCCTGTCTATCAAGACGCGCTCAGCGTCTCCGACAGCGGGACGATTCTTAACCAGGATTGCTGTGATCCAACGTACTTCGCCGAAGCCTACGTTGGCGCGGTCACTAGCTTCTAAGGAGAGCTTCAATGCTTAATGAACAAATCAAAATCACGGGTGCTGTCAGCATCGTTCTGCTCGACGAGAGCGGCAACGTCAAGGACAAGCGCGACATCAAGAACCTGGTGCTCGACACTGGCAAGGGGTTCATCGCCGCCAGCATGCTCAAGACCACCACCAACAGTCCTGTGGCAATGACTCACATGGCTGTCGGTACTGACGGCACGTCTCCTGCTGGTGCCAACACTGGCCTGGGCACCGAGATCGGTCGCGTGGCCCTGTCTGGCGCGAGCTCAGCCGCCAACGTGGTGACCTACACCGCAACCTTCCCCGCTGGTACCGGCACTGGCGCATTGGTCGAGGCTGGCATCTTCAACGCTGGCTCCGCTGGTACTGCTCTTTGCCGCACCGCGTTCCCTGTGGTGAACAAGCAGGCCAACGACGCAATGGCTATCACCTGGACCATCACGGTTTCGTAGGTTTCAACATGGCTAACAAGTGGGACACACAGCACATGACCGTTGATGAGCGGTTCTTGCACTACACCAACAAGTCTGATGGCTGCTGGTTGTGGTCTGGAACCGTGAACAGCAATGGTTATGGCGTACTCGCCGTCGGCGGCGGGTCAAAGATGCTCGCCCATCGCTGGGCCTACGAGCACTTTGTTGCCCCTCTTGAAGGCAAGCATGCCTGTCATCGTTGCGACAATCCACTGTGCGTCAACCCTGAGCACCTGTTTGCAGGTACTGATGCTGACAACCACATCGACAAAGCAATGAAGCTTAGGGCTGGAAAGGCGCTTACTCCTGAGCAGGTGTTCGAGATCAAGTCTTTGGTGGCGCAGTCCGTGCCCTTGAACAGAATCGCGGAATCATTTTGCTGCTCGCGTAAGTCCATTCAGCGCATCAAGAACGGCTACGCCTGGAGGTTTGCATAAATGGCTGACATCACCACCCGCGCTGGCAAAGGGTCTCCGCTGACCAATGCGGAGGTCGATGCCAACTTCACAAACCTGAACGACAAGAAGGTCGAGCAGACCGCGGTCACGGGCTCCGCAAAGATCCCAACTGGCACCGAGGTTCAGCGTGATGCAACGCCTGAGGCCGGTCTCTTCCGCTTCAACACTGACACCCAGTCCTTCGAGGGCTACGACGGTGCCGAGTGGGGCGCGGTGGGTGGCGGTAACGCGACTTCCGCGGGCTTGTGGGAGCACTCGGCCACCATCGCGGAAAGCTACGCGATCACCGCTGGCAACAACGCGATGTCTACTGGTCCGATCACGATCAACGATGGCGTTTCAGTAACCGTTCCAAGCGGCTCTCGCTGGGTCATTCTTTAAGGGGAAGCCATGTCACTTGTATTGGATGGCACCACCGGCGCATCGAAAGTCTCCGCAACATCGGCGCAGTTCCTGGTGAGCCAGGTTTGCTTCTTCGCTCGAGAGACGGCTCCTGACGGCTTCCTTAAGTGCAACGGTGCGGCAGTGTCCCGCACGGCCTACGCGGATCTGTTTGCCGCAATCGGCACGACTTACGGGGCTGGTGACGGCTCGACCACATTCTTGCTGCCTGATCTACGAGGCGAGTTCATTCGCGGGTGGGCTGATGGGCGGGCTGTTGATACGGGCCGAGCATTTGGCACTTTCCAAGACCAGGCCTTTGCAAGCCACACGCACACATCCGACTCACAACTCTGGTTTGGCTCTCGCTGGACAAGTAGTTACACGTCCACCCCAATTGGGGCAGATGTAACTATTGGCCATAAAGCAGCAACAATTAATAGCACTGGCGGCACCGAAACCCGCCCCCGCAACGTGGCTCTGCTGGCCTGCATTAAGTACTGAGGTAAGCAATGTCCAAAGTAGCTGTACAAGGAAACGTCAACGGCACCGGCATCCTCACGATCGCCGCGCCTGACACCAACACCGACCGAACTTTTGCTCTGCCAGACAACAGCGGCACCCTTGGGTTCGCTGGAGTTCCGCGCTCTGGTTTAGCAAAGACCTCTTCGTACACGCTTGCAGTCGGCGACGTTGGCCAACTCATCGAGGTTGGCACTGGTGGCTCGATCACCATTCCTAACGGCGTGTTTCAGACGGGCGACATTGTCTCCGTGTTCAACAACACGTCGGCCAGTATCACGGTCACTTGCTCGATCACCACGGCCTACATCTCAGGCGCTGATTCCGACAAGGCCACGGTATCGCTACTCACTCGTGGCGTGTGCTCTGTGCTGTTTGTCAGTGGCACCGTTTGCGTGATTACCGGGAGCGTCGCGTGACCGGTATTGTTGCCCTCGCCACTGGCCCAAGGCGTCCTTTCGTGAACGCTTCTGGCGGCACGGAATCGACCTACTCGGCCGGGGGTGTGACTTACAAGGTTCACACCTTCACCGGCACTGGCACGTTCCAAATCCTCGAGTCCGGCGCTATCAACAACAACGTTGAGTATCTCGTTGTGGCGGGTGGTGGCGGCGGTAATGGAAACGCTGGCGGTGGTGGTGGTGCTGGAGGCATGCTGACCGGAGCTGTTTCTCCGGCACCGGGATCACACTCGATCGTCATCGGTGGCGGTGGAGGTCACGCCGCAAGCGGAGGGAGCTCATCCGCTCTGGGCATTTCTACCGTTGGTGGAGGTCGCGGCGGCTCAGCAAACGATAACCCCTCTAGCGGCGGCTCTGGCGGTGGCGGTGGCTGGCTGAGCCCTCCCGGATTCATCAACGGCGCTGCTGGCACCAGCGGCCAGGGCAACAGCGGTGGCCGAGGCATCCACGTATCCGGTTCTTACATCGCAGCGGGCGGCGGCGGCGGTAAAGGTGGGGCTGGAGCACAGTACGTCGCTGGCACATCTTCCGGCGGCCGTGGTGGCGACGGAGGTGGCGGAGCCAACAATGCGCTGCAAACCGGGTCAAACATTACATACGCTGGCGGTGGTGGTGGTGGCGGCTCCGTCAACAGGAGTACGCAGGGCGGCTCTGGCGGCTCTGGCGGCGGCGGATTTGGCGCTGGATCGAACCGTGCAAACCCAACTGCTGGCGCAGCAAACACAGGCGGCGGCGGTGGCGGTGGAACGTACACGCCGTACACCAATGGCGCGTCTGGCGGCTCCGGCATTGTTGTCCTTCGATACAGGATTGCGTAATGGCCCACTTCGCACAGATCAACGAACAAGGCACGGTGATTCAAGTCATCGTGGTGAACAACAGCGACATCCTGGACGAGAACGGCCAGGAGTCTGAAGCCATCGGTAAGCAGTTCTGCCAGAGCCTTCTCGGCGGCGAGTGGGTGCAGACCAGCTACAACGGCAACATGCGCAAGCAGTACGCCTGCATCGGCGGCAGCTATGACGCAGTGAACGATGTGTTCATTTCGCCCAGTCCGTACCCGAGCTGGGTGCTGAACGCCAGCTTCGACTGGCAAGCCCCCGTGCCGTACCCCGACGATGGCGGCGAGTACTTCTGGGACGAAGAAAACCAAGTATGGGCTGAGATGCCTGTGGAGCCTCAACCATGAGCGAGCTATTACTCGACAACATCAAAGACCGCAACGGCGGCAACACCTCGAAGATCAACGGCATGACCCCGACAGCCCAGAGCTTGCAGGGCTTTCGCAACCGCATCATCAACGGTGACATGCGGATTGACCAGAGGAACGCTGGGGCGAGTGTGACACCGACTGACGGCGTATATACGCTTGACCGATGGCTTTCTCAAACCAATGTTGGAAATAAATTTTCTGTTCAGCGAAACGCTGGTGCTGTCACGCCGCCCACCGGATTTACAAACTACTTGGGCGTCACTTCTACTTCTGCGTACACCGTTGGCGCGGCTGAGTTTTCTACCGTCCAACAAAATATTGAGGGATTCAATGTCGCTGACCTTGGATGGGGGACAGCAAGCGCTCAAGCAGTGACGGTTACTTTTTGGGTTCGCAGTTCCTTGACGGGAACATTTGGTGGAACTGTTGCCAACTCGGCGCAGAACAGAACCTATCCGTTCACCTATGCAATCAGCTCTGCGAATACTTGGGAGCAAAAGACTTTGACGATTCCCGGAGATACCACCGGGACTTGGTTAACCGACAACGGGCTTGGTATTCGGCTTCGGTTTGGCCTTGGTTGTGGAGCGACCAGAAGCGCCACCGCTGGGGCATGGACAGCAGACTTGGTTTTGTCTGCTACCGGGGCAGTGAGCGTCCTTGCCACAAGCGGAGCCACCTTCTACATCACAGGCGTCCAACTTGAAGCTGGCTCTGTCGCCACGGCGTTTGAGCGCAGACCGTATGGGACTGAGCTTCAGCTTGCACAGCGTTATTTCAACTCCAGCACTTCAGCGTTTTCCGTTGCCTCGTATGGGGCGGCACTGCCCGGCGCTGATGTTGGGGCAAACGTCATTGTTTCGTTTCCTGCGACCATGAGGGCAACGCCGACTCTGACTGTTACTGAAACTTCTACGGGCGGAAATGACACAACAACACTGTATCTCAACATCAACGGGTTCAACCGACTTCGCCGATTCGTAAGCACCGGTAGCGGCGGCGTTATTCTCAACGTAAACACATATCAAGCATCAGCGGAGCTTTAATCATGTATCAAATTGAGCAAGCACCTAAAGGCATGGAAGTTTTCACGGTCAAACGCCTGTCCGACAACGCCTTCATCCCCTTCGACCCCGCCAACACGGACTACCAAGCCTACCTAGCGTGGCTTGCCGAGGGCAACACACCAATCCCTGCCGACCAACCAACGGAGTAATCAATGGAACCCGGTGAAATCGACCCCGTAAAATACGGCGCCATGTGGCAGCGGGTCCAAGACTACGAGCGCAGGTTCGAGGTTGTGGACAAAAAGCTCGACAAAATGGAAGGCCAACTCGAAGAACTGCTCGCCTTGGCCAACAAGGGTCGTGGGGGTTTCTGGGCGGGCATGACCATTGCCTCGTCTGTTGGCGCTGTGGTTGCTTGGTTTTTCTCACACATCAAAGGATAAACATGAAACGCATCATCCTCGCCACCGCTGTGGCCCTCACCCTGACGGCTTGCGCCACGAACCAAGACGCTTACTACGCTGCCATCGCTGCTCGTGAAGCACGACAGGCAGAACAAGAACTCCGCGCTGACACTGCCATTGCGCAGATGGCCGCAAGCGGCGACGCACAGGCCAAGGGTATGGCGTTGATGCATTTTGCGATGAAAGCGAACAGCGTGAAGCAGAACCAGCAAGCCATTGCCGCACCCAAGTCTACGGCAGAGAATTTGTTGCCTTGGGCTGCGCTAATCGTGCCTAGCATCACGCAGTTCTATTCGATTACCAAGAACGCCGAGATTGCAATCAACAGCAGCAACAACGCGCTGGCTGGCAAGATTGACGACAACGACATGGTTACCGATCTGGTCAAAGGCCGCATCGACCCACTCGTTGGTGACGCTGACGACGTGTTGCTGTACCCACGATGATCTTCCCTACGCCCTACATTGCAGCAGGTGCGCTGGCTGTGGGGCTACTCACTGGCTGGACGGCCAATGGGTGGAGACTGAACGGGAAGATTGACGAGATGGTGCTGGAGCATACGCAAGCCGTGCAGCTTGCGACGCAGAAAGCTCTGGACGAAACGACACGGATGCAAAGGGAGAAAGACAATGCAGTTGCACAAGCCCAAGCTCAAGCGAAGTCCAATGCTGCCGCTGCTGACTCTGCTCGTGCTGAGCGTGACGGGCTGCGCGACGACCTCGCTGCCAGTCGTACCACCTTCGCCGACTCTTCCCACACCTCCCTTGCCGCTTACGCCAGCACCCTCTCAGTCGTATTCGAGCAGTGCACAAAAGAATATTCAGAGCTGGCGGCAAAGGCTGACGGCCACGCCCTTGACACAACAACCCTCTTCACCGCTTGGCAATCCGTGATCAAGAAGGACTGAGCCATGTTGCTGGAGCTTGCAGCCGCCAATGCGGCCTTCGCAACCATCAAAGAGGCCGTTGCACATTCAGGCGACCTCATGGCCGCTGGCGATGCTTTGTTTAAATACTTTGACTGCAAGGCAGAACTCCAGAAAAAGGCCAACGAAAAGGGTGGCTCAAGCCGTGGCGATCTCGAAGAGTTTATGGCTCTGGAGCAACTTAAGATACAAGAAGCCGAGTTAAAGCAAATGATGATCTATTCCGGTCGCGGCGGCATGTGGGACGACTGGTTGGCGTTTCAGGTCAAGGTCAAGAAAAAGCGTGAAGCGGACAAGCGCCAAAAAGTGCTCGATCGTCAGCGCCTCATTGGCCGGATCAAAGACGTGTTCATGATAATTTTGATCATTGTGCTGCTGGGGGGCTTGGGCCTCATCATTGGTTTTGCAATTTGGTTTGCGAGGGACGTATGAAAACCATCATCACACTTTTAGCCTTGGCGGCGCTGGCGGCGTGTTCGGACACCTACCGCTACCCATGCCAAGACCCCAAGAATTTCGGACAACCGAAATGTGAGCCGCCAGCCTGTGAAGCAGATGGCACTTGTACCAAAGACCTGATGGGACCGTCCAAATGAACCAACCTGCAAGCCTTGATGAGAAGCTGAAATTTTGTATCGGCATCGGCATGACCATGACCCTGATGGGCATCGTCGGAACGGTGCTGTATTCGCTGGTGTTTGTGACCCAGCCAATGGGCCAGATGGCCCCCAACGATGCGCGGTTCTTTGAGCTGCTGTTTCCTATTGCCACGTTTATCACCGGCTCGTTGGGCACCCTCTTGGCGCTCAACACCGACAACGGCAAGCCCAAAAAACCCGAAGCCCAACCTGAAACCCCTGACGGAGTCTGACCATGACACAACTGACCAAGAACTTTTCTCTGCATGAACTGACCAAGTCTGAGACGGCTGCCCGTCACGATATGGAGAACAACCCCGGCCCCGCCGAGATCGCCAACCTGACTGAGCTGGCCGGGAAAATACTCCAGCCAATCCGCGACCACTTCCAGAAGGGCGTCCACATCAACAGCGGCTTCCGTCACCCCGACGTCAACGCCAAGGTCGGCGGCTCGCGCACATCTGACCACTGCAAAGGCATGGCCGCTGACTTGGAAATCCCCGGCGTGGCCAACGCCGATCTGGCCCAGTGGGTCAAGGACAACCTTGAGTTCACCCAGCTCATCCTCGAGTTCTACACCCCCGGCATCCCTGACTCCGGCTGGGTGCATGTCAGCTACGATCCCGGCAACCTAAAGAAGCAAGTCATGACGGCCACGAAGC